CAAAGACCTGTTCGATGTATTTTTCACCAACCTTTCCAAAGTCTAAATCAAGGTCAAATTTGTTATTTATATAATCTTCACTTAGTGGCACCCATCTACCCCTTTCTTCTATATTACATGGCCCAAGTATTTTAATTACTTGTAGTAAGAGTTTCTTCTGCATATTTTGCTATTAATATTGAATCAGCTGTTATTAATGTAACTCTTTTTATATAAGGACATAACTCCTTCGCTTTATCTTTAAGCCATCGTTTTCTGTTTTGTTTTTTCAATGCTTTTGGGCAGCCAAAATGCTGCATCCACGTTAAAGGTAAAACTGGTTTGCAATCAACCTCGTTACTGGCCATTACGCCTAGCCAAGAACCATAATTTACCCCGTACGCAAACGCCCGACTACTAGCATTATTTGGACGTGCCCAAACTCTTTCCATTACTGCATATATTTCATTCCTTGGTGTATTTCCACATATAATTGAAAACAATACCGCCATATCTTCTACTGTTTTAGGACATTTATATGCCTTTAGTTTTCCATCTTCTATAACAGATATTCCACCGCTCTTGCCTGGGTCAATACCTATTACTTTAGAATGGTAATTCGTCTTGTTCATAAACTTTTACCTCTGGGTTTGTATACTCTTCAAATGAATTGTATATTTTAACTTTGTCTCCATCGTAGCCTAAATCAGATGAACCCGACTCACCATATCTAACCTTTGATGCTTTAAGCCTTATTATATTCTTATCCTTTTTAGGATTAACTTTATGCTCATAATACACAAAGAATACATTCTCTGCTACTTGCTCAATTGCACCACTCTCTGCTAAATCTGATAAGCGCGGCTCACCATCATCTCTATACTCTACACTACGATTTAATTGTGATGCTAAAACTACTGCACAATCATTCTCTTTAGCTAACCATTTATAATCGTTTACTAATTGCTCTATTTGTAATCTTCTTGAATCAAATGTTCCCGAAGGTTGAACCAATTGAATATAATCATCCATAACGACATCAGGTTTAAACTTAGCAACTTCCGTAGAAGACCTTGCAAAGTCCCTAATATTATCAAACATTAAAAAATTATCAGAACTATACAACTCTGTTATTTTTTGCTTAACTCGTTCTAGCTCTTTAATTTCAGCTTCCTCATAGACACCTTTTCTAACCATCCCGTAAGATAATTGCCCAGATTCTAATGTAATAAGCTTTTTAATCATTTCGCTATTAGGCAACTCTCTATTAAATAGAATTACCCTTAAACCATTATGTATCATTTGACTTAATAGATTAATCAAGAACGTTGTTTTACCATGTCCAGGTCTACCCCCAACTATAGTTATCTCGCCTCTTGTTAATCCACCTGAAAACTTATCAATACTTCCGTATCCTGTTTTCATCAACTTGGTTTCTTTATTCGTTATAGAATTAATAGCATCAATAAGCTCTTTATCAATATCAAACTTATCTCCTGGTCTTAACGCCATAAGTTCCCCAAGGTCCGTATGTGCTGATACTATTGTATCGTAAACACTTTCGTTACTCTCTATTGCTTTTTTCTCAATCTCTCTAGTTTGACCTACTATACGCCGTAACAGATATTTTTCATACAATCTCTTACCGTAAGTTTCTAGCTTATCTAAACACCTACCGTTGCCCAATGCACTACAATCAACTATATAAACTGGGTCTACACCACTCTTATTGTCTTGAGGGGATAAACCATCAGTTATAGATATTAAATCAATTGTTACTTTACTGTTTCGTAATCCTGTGATAATGTTCCAAAGCCTTCTTGCTCGTGATTGATGAAAAATTTCATCCGTGTGAATATACTTTGCTACATTTTCGTATTCTTCAGGATTGTGTATAATAGAGCCAAGTAGAGCATCTTCCAACTGATGGTCAATCTCTTTTGACTCCATTCTTATTCTCCTTTTTTGTTTGCTTATGTGAGTGGCCTATAACTTCACTTATATCGAATTTATTTATTGCTTTTCCAGCTTTAAACATAAATATAATCAGTATAAGTAAGATATATCTCATCAGATATCTCTACTCACATATGCTAAATACAATAGTATTAGCGTAATAACTAATACCCAAATCATTTACTTTCTCTTTCAATCAGCATGTTTAAATAAAAACGTGCTTTCTCTAAATCTTCTACTCCATTTTTATATTTATACCTTGAGATATATTTAATTATATTACCTTCTAAATAGTCCATTTTATTGCCGTTAATATAGTCTATAGGCTCAATATCTCCATTAGTATAATGCTTAGGATGATTCACTTTATCTTCTTTCAAAACAACTCCAATTGGTCAGACTCTATTATAACATGAGTCACATTATTATCTCTATCTTTTCTTGTTTTTATTCTATGACAATTTGAGCATAAAATAGTACATTTTTTTATTTCAGCAAAGGCATTATCCCAACCCCATGCTTGTTGTATAGTGTTAGATATACATGCTTTTTTATTGTGCTGATGGTCAAAGTCAAATATCTCAGGATGCTCAGGGTCTTCAATACCGCATATTTGGCAAAAATTACTCATCTTTATCTCGTCAATTTTATTTCTCAAAAAGTTTCTTTGAGACTTCTTTCTAACACTATCTAAAGGGTCATAAACATATTTGCCCATTAAAATAATTCCGTCTGACATGTTTTTTGTTTAATTATCTCAGCATACTTTGGATTAAGCTCAACACCAATCCATTTCCTACTCAATCTTTGAGCAACATATGCAGTTGTTCCACTTCCCATGAATGGGTCAAGAACTGTATCTCCCTCTTTACTACCTGCTTTAATACATCTTTCAGGAATAGCCTCAGGAAACACCGCAAAGTGCGCTCCACTAAATGATGATGTATTTATAGTCCATACATCTCTCATTCTAGCATCAGTAATTCTATCTCTTAATATGTCAGCATTAAAGTAATACTTTTTCTTCTTAGAAAATAAAAAGATGTGCTCATGAGACTTAGCGCACCTATCATTAACCGCTTCAGGCATTGGGTTTGGTTTTGCCCATATAATATCTTGCCTTAAGTACCATCCTTTTTTCTGCATTGATAATGCTAACATCCAGGGAACACCAGCGAGGTCTTTTGTCTTAAGATACTCATGCTTTGGTGGAGCTTTTCGATGCTCCCTGTACTTTTCTCCTGTATCACTATTAGTTATGGAATTTCCACCATCCCAATGGCCACCTTTTGCTCCAAAATAAGTGTCGCCAATATTTAACCATAGCGTTCCATCACCCCTTAAAACTCTCTTTACTTCTTCAAATATCTCAGTAAGTTTTGAGACGAACTGTTCTGGGTGGTCTTCTTGTCCAAGCTGACCACTATCATCATAATCTCTTAATCCCCAATAGGGAGGAGATGTAACACATGTCTGAACAGATTCGCTAGGGATTTCTTTTAACTTACTAAGACAATCTCCTATCAATATCATGTTTCTCCTCTACTAGCTGACCATATCTCTTCATAGTTACCATTAATAATCTAGGTGTAATAACTGTATTGTATTCAGTTCTTTTACCCATATTATCCATATAGTATAACATCTTGTCTCTATAGAATGACACTAGCCAATCTGCGATGTATTCTGATGATTTCCACCTAAGCCCTGCTCCTTCTGACTCCATCTTTGCTCCTCTTCCTCTATAGCTAATTCAATATCTTTTAATAGATATTTCAGCTCAACTTCGTTTACTTTAAACAATGGAGTTTCTCCGCTTACTGGAAGCTTTTCAATTGGGTCTTGCTTATCATACAATGCCCACTTCCGTTTCTTCAGAATACTTTCTACTATTTCTGTTATTTTCACTTCGTTTCCCCTGGTTCGTTATTTTTATTTTTATAACTCTTGACTTTATCTTCTACAAACTTGTTGAACTTATCTTTATCTTTGCTCCATTCTAAATATAATCCAAACAGACCGTCAAGTGCACCAAGTTTTTCTTCAAGTATTTGAACATGATTAATCAATGTTGATATTACTGTTTCAAATTCTTTTTTTGTAGGTTTTTTCTTTACCAATTTATTCTCCTTTATTCAGATGAGGGCAAGGACAAAGGATAAGATATAAGTAAACAATAAAACCTTACCCCCATTGAATTGTTTTTATTTTTTTCGGTCATATATCCCTCTAAGATACTGCCTAAGCCACCAACAATGCTCAGGTATTGATTCAACAACATCCTGATGCCTTAAATAGGTCGGCTTCTTATCTTTGTAAGCTCTATTGTAATTAGTCTTTTTTGGGTCGTTTTGCTTTTTCATCAGACTTACTCTTTGGCTTATCTTTTTTAGTTTCAACCACTTCTTCTATATCATCAGATTTAACATCTTCAACTAAATCTACATGAGTGGTTCTCTGACCCTTATCTTCCATAGAGTCTATCACATCAATAACTTTAGCTAAAGCTGCATCTATCCTATCAACTTGTGCTTTCAGTTTATCAATGTCTTTTTCCATATCAATGGCTCTTCCCATTACTATCTCCTTTTATTAATTTTTGAGAGAGACCACGCTGGTTAACGAATGGTGGTTTTAGCCGTAACTCTCTCAATTATTGTATCCTCCTGTGCAGCTATCGGTAGTTAGCTATAACTGAAGTGTCTTGCGGACATGAAGCGTACACAAGAGGATAACAATTTACTTGCCTATATGCCTATATATAGTAGCTAATGATACCTTCATCCATCTAGCCAATGTTGTTGGCTTAACACGAAGATAACTGTTAGATACTCTTATTACTTTTGATTTGAATTTACCTACTTTCATTAAAATGGTATCTCCGAATTAAAGTCTCTCTGTTCACCCTCATCCCAAGATTTTACAAACTTAACCTCCCAAGGATTAATTTCCTTACCACTTTTGTTAGTATAAGGTTTGCCTCTACCAACAACTGCAACTGCAGGTTTTCCTTGTATATCATCTTCAGATAAGCTAGGCATTATCTCAACCATTACTTTCTTACCACCTATTTCACGCTCTTCTCTTTTAACTTCAACGCCAATAGATTTACAGAACAATAAATACTTATCATTGCCTGATGGGTTAGATTCAAAGTCATCACCTTTTTTAGGTGTTAAGAATTTAAAAATACCTGAGCCTTTAATGGTTCTGCCTTCATATTCAGAACCACTATACTCTTCATCTTTGAATGTATAAGTCTTTACACTATTTTCTTTTGAAACTTCAAAGAAATAGTTATAAACCATAGCTTTATATCCGTTAAAAGATACTTCTCTAGTAGTTATATCTTTAATGTGACCTAAGTACTCACCTTTGGTTAAAGGTCTCTTCCAATCACTATTTTTGTTACTCGTTTTAGTATCACTATCAGGTATGAATAATATTTCATCACCAAATAGGTCTTCAGCTTTTGCCATTACTACGCTCCTATCATTGTTGTTAGTTTGTTCTTGCAAGCTTCATAGTTTCTGCTATTAATCTTACCACTTGCTACTTTTTTGTTAATGTCACCTACTAATTCACCATCTTTAATTTTAGATAGTATTTTAGTAAGCTCATCACTTTGTTCTTTAGTTAAACCATCAGCATCAGGTAAGTCCTCACCACGATACAAATATAAGCCTAAGCCATGCAATGCAATAGCTTTTGCTAAACATCTCTGTATACTAGTATTTACTTGAAATGCATTAGGTTCTTTTATTGTTTGATTACGATTATCAAGGATAGGGTGTATCTGTGATAAAGCAATATCATCAACAGTTACCTCAACCTCTACAAAGCAACCACTTTCTGTTACTGTATAAGGCCAACCCGTTTGCTCATCTTTAACTACTCTCCAAGTTGACTCAGGTTTTAGTTGTCGTAATACATCAACCGCATCTGCCCAACTCAAGTAACTAAACTGACCTTTCTTTTCCACCATTTCAGATACATCATGCTTCCTTAGTACCTTAAAGTAATGCTCTTTACTTTTACTTTGTGCCATCTTATTTACCTCGCTTGTTTTTGTAGTCAGGTGGATTACAATGGTCCTTAAAGGAACAGTATCCACATGCCCATTTTTCTACAGGTGACACACCCAACATAAATTGAGGGACACCTTTCTCGTGCTCTTTTATTATGTTTCTCCAATAGTTTCTAGCCAAGTTAATGTAGTTACTATGAACAAACACATTCTTCATTGCAGATGTATCTTTATTGTAAAAATATAGATACATACCGTCAATTCTTCCAAACTGCTTCTCTACTGCAATCCCATAAGTTCCTAATTGCAGTTTATAATTCTCGAAAGAATCATCTCTTCCAAGACCAAACTTTCTTTTCCAGGGATAGCTACCAATGGTTTTTAAGTCATACAAATAAACTCTCTCTTCACCATCCTCTTCTTGCTGCGCAACAATATCATAAAAACCTCTGACATTTAACTCAGGTATTACAATTTCTTGCTCAACATGAAATTTAACTTTCTTTTTGGATAATACTTTATCTTTTTCTTTATTATATATATTAGTATCTATATTATTATCTATATTATTATATATATTATAATTGTTAACAAGTGCTTGCTGAAAGTCATCATGAAATATAGAACCAAAACGCATTCTGATTTTGCTTGTTGATTCAACTTCATTTGTTGGCTTTATCTGTTCAATAGATTCGTAGTACATTTTCCTTGAACAAAAACCAGCAGCACTTGCATGATAGTAACTTTCATTACCAATATATCTGTTTTGGTAGTTATCATCATTCTTACTGTCAATATAATTGACGTAATATTCTTCTAAGCCAACAGGGTCAAATGCAGACCTCACGCATTCACTCCCTTTTTAACATAACTGCTTATAAGCTTCAGCATTATGTCGTTAATATTCTCATCATTTTCTGATATGTTTCTCATTTTTAATTTTTTCCATAATTTTGTTGGAATATTTTTAACTAAAAATGTCGTATGTTCTTTATTCATTTTTTATTAGTCTCCTTATATAGCTAATATATGATATATAATATTATTAAATAATTTTGTATATACCAAATATTATTTTATTTTTTTATTGTTTTATTTTACGAACTTCTATGTAACTGTAGATTAAAAACAGTATACCTATTTGAAATACAACAGATACAAGTATGTCTATTATATACAGTAAGTTATATAGTGCATCAGTCATTATTCTTTCTCCTTATCCGTTTAAAAATTCATCTATTTCTGTGACTATAAATTGAAACTCTTTTTTCCAAACCTTATCATCATTATAGTCTGCTTTGCTATTTGTCAATGAAACATCCATGATAAATCTTAACAGGTCTCTTGGATTTTCATATTCATACTTAGTCATTTTTTCTCCTTATCAGCTTCCAATCTCCCATAGTAATAACTCTCCAAAAGATTTCTTCTTTAACATCTTTTTTGCTCATTTCTCCATCTTCCCATAAGTCTTCATCAGGAACTTCTTCCCAGCCTATGCGTTCAAGGTTAATTGCAGGAGACATTATTTTATCCTTCCTGCTAAGTCAAGTATTCTACCTTTTAGCATTTCATTTTCATTAAGTGCTTTTTCCAGTTCATTAGCTAAATCCGTAACCAATGAATCGTATTTGCGTAATTCATCAGCAAATCCTTTAAGTATCTCATCCTGCAACTCATCAACATTAGGTATTGCAGCTAATGTCATAAGTATATCAGCTAACTTTTCATTATTCCATACATAGTCTTTACTCATTTTCGTCTCCTTTCAGTTTCTTTAAATGATTTTCCATTTGTTCCTTTGTTAAACTATCAACCTTATCCCAGTCAATAGCTTTATAAAACATACCTGAAAAATATTTTTCCATAGCATTCTCTTCTTCTAAGTCTTCATTTAAGTTATCAGCTGCTCTTACTCTTAACTCTAACTCTTCTATCTTAGCTTTCAATTCCTTAACTACTGATTTGCTCATTTTATTTCTCCTCGTATTTAAATTTGTTTATGTAAGGTATTACTTTAGACTGTTTTGTTTTAACCCAATCGCCACCTACGTACTCAACAGGTTCCGTAGAAAACACATCTCTTCTATTTTCTGGGCCATGTTCAACAATCCTTAATGCTTCTTCTTCGGTATCAGCCTCCACATCCCAAAGGTACCTGAACTCTACATTGTTGCGTACTTCTATTGTTTCTACTGTTTTATATTTACTCATTATATTTCTCCTTTTTAAGACACAGGGTGAACATTTGTCCACCCTATATCAGTTTATTATTATATATACAATCTAACCTTCTTGCCTCAACCACACTCTGTTTTTAACAGGTGTTCTATAATTGTATATTTCTTCCATCAGTGTTAAGTATTGCTTCCAAGTTGTGCAATCAGTCATTTTCGTTCTTTGAGATTTCAACTTCTTTAAAAAGTATGAATGATTATATTCTGGAATTGCCATGGCTTTCTGTATAGCAGTTACAAAGCTTCTTCTTTTATAACCAGCGTAGTACTTACCTATTTCAACAACTGAATCCGCTATCTCGGTAGCTTGTTTTAAATGTGTTATTTTAAATAGTCCTGATTTAAATAACGAATATACACCGCCACCTTGAGATGTTGTCCTTCCAACGAGCAAACTCATTGTACACTGATGATTGAACTTGTATTTTTTCTGAAAGTCTTTGTATTTAAGATATTCTTTTATTCTTAAATCGCAGAAAGCTTCCATGAAATTATTAGCTGTCCAATTATTAGTGTTTTGATTCAGTATTCTAGTCTCTTCAACTCCATATCCATCAATCACAATGTATGGAACTGGGAGATTTAGCTCTGTTTGAGCTTGGAGTCTATGCTGACCATCAATCACTTCCATCTTTTCGTTAACAAGTATTGGGCTGAATAAATAATTATCCTTCATAGACAGAGTTAATCTGTTTAGGTGATTCTTATTTATAGGCCTGTTACCTTTTTGTCTTTTGAACATTGTGTGAACATTGGTCTGTAGGACGTGATTCACTACATTATTGTTATTCATCTTATTACTCCTTTTATTGTTATTTAATAACCTCAACAATCTGTTGAGATTTATCTTTTGTATCGTAACATTTCAGGCAGTCGATACATTTGCCTTCACAGTTAACATAGTCATTTTTCTTACTGACTACATTAAATACTTTATCAAAATGTTTTGGCACTTTCTTATAAACACAGTCCACTTTATCATTACTGAATATCAGTATTAAATTCTGTGGTTTTTTGTGCTTATTGAAAAATGCTCGAATTAAGCCCTCTTTTTTAGTCCATAGGGTAAAGGTTACCTTTGGATAAAATAATGCGAAATTCACTATGTTTTGGAGGTGATTTTTATTAATTAGTTCACCATGTCCATTAAATCTAGCTACTGTAGCCATTGGTCTAGGTAATTCATTCCAATCCAGCACTCTATCAGAAATGATTCTGCTATTCTCACGAAATCTCGGAACAGCATTCTTTCGAAAAGTGCTCAACATATTCCAAGAATAACAGGAATTACATATTGAATCCTTGTCTTTGCTACGTTGTATACAGAATTTATTTGAAGTGGTGTCTGTATTAAGAGCAGGTAAACCCTCAAGCTTACCTGACATCTTAGACCACTTAAGCAAGTCCAATCTTGTTTCCACCTTTTATTGCCTCCATTGAATTAAAGTAATCATCTACTAAATCACAAAACTCTTGTATATCGTCTGCTTTGACCTGTCCAGGCTCAAGAGTTATTCTGAATTTATATATTGTAGCTTCAAGAAAAGTAACTCTCTCTTCAAGCTCTAAACATTTTTCATTCAGTCTCTGTATTTTTTCTTCATTAATACTCATAGCTATATCGACCTCCATTTGTCATATATTGTTATAGCCATCAGTATTGCTGCTATTAAGCAAAGTAAATCAATCATTTATATCTCCTTGTTTTTATTGTTTTTAGCATATTGTAAACCCTCCACTTTGTAAACAAAAATCAGCAAACGCTCTCATGTTCTCTACATTGAATGGATATGATTTTGCCCAATCATCTACTAAGCCTGTTTGATTACAAGCCTTACAATCTCTTTTTTTACGGTTACCATGATTGTTGCCATTGCAGACACGACAGTCCACCTGTGGCATTGCATCGAGTTCTGCTTTGTATCTATCATTGTAAGCTTCTATCCTACCATCTTCAAGCATACAGGTTAAGTCAATACCTATTTGCATAGCCTTATCTGCTGTTATCTCATGCCCATCATTGTAGTTTCCACGCTCCATATCTTCATCAGTTAACACATCGTCAAGACGTTCACATACGAACTGCCACAATGGTCGCCACCACCACACATTGTTCCTGAAATACACACCTGGATTATTCTCTTCATAGTCTTCATGTTCTCTCCAATATTGCTTTTGAAGTTCTTCATCAGCATCAAGCTCTTCCCATTTCTGTTTAAAGTCCATATCCTTATACTTATTATAAACAGAATACTTCTCTGGTTCTTTGTTTATCTTTGGGTTCATTCCATATAAGTCAAATCCCATACTGTCTCCTTTTTTTATTTATCTTTGTCTGTAAATGTTATCCAACTCTCATCTCTATCATCAGGCTCAAAGTATGATAATACATCTTCCCTGAAATTTTCTACTGAATAGTCTCCGTTAAATATATCTACAAGTATTTCTACTGCCATACCACTCTCTCCATTAATCCACTGCTCAATACTTCTTTTATCTATCCTATTATCCATTGATAACTCCTTCATTTATTAATTCCTGTGCCATTCGACCAAATGAACCCTGTAGCTGCCAAGCAAGTCCTGTGTCAACAAGATGTTGCCAAGCCTCTATCACTTGCTCTTCACTATCAGCATCAATCATGCCTTCAACTATCATTGTTGCTGTGTAACTATCCATAAACAATCTCCCCAAAAAGTGCATATTGTAGTATGCAGTCATAAGTATAAGCATCACTACCATCTGGCCAATTCTTGTATTTACTCTCATCAAGATACTGTTCTATTCCGTTGATAAGGCATGGTTTTGTTAACAAGTGTTTACCATCACAGTATATCCATAGCTCACCACCTGCAGCTACACACTCAGATGCATACTTCTTACCTTTGTAATCATCTTTTTTAACTTCAACTTTTTTTATCCAATAGTTACTGCCACCTTCAAAGCACCCAACCAGTATACTATCTAAATGGTCATCTGTTACTTCTATTGGTTTAAGTACAAATGTTTTATTTTTACTCATCAGTATCTCCTTTGTCAAATTGCTCATGCAATTCAGTTTTATGGTTGATTATGTACATGTATGTATCTTTGT